GTCGCTGCTTCGTAGTCAACGCTGCACCAGAACGGTAGTTTGACGTTTGAATCGATTTCGTTCACTCGTTGTGTCAGATCATTGTACAACATAGTGGACGCGCTGTGCTTCTTCCAACAGGAGAGTAAAATCCCCTGTATAGGTTGAAGAGCAGAGTAAAGATAACCATCTCCCTTGGTGATGATTCGAAACTTCCCTGGTTCAGGGATAGCAACGACCTCAACATCGAGGGCGGGGAGATGTCCGGACTCGTCCGGAGTAGTGATTCTCTCAATCGCCTGTCTCTCTACGAGGTCGAACTGTGAAGTTCGCCACGTATTGATACCGGCATTCAAGACAGGGAGCTTTCCGATCCTGGAAGACTCTATACTTGAAAGGGGTAGTTGGAACCGCTTAGTCATGCTTAACGCACCGCCATCACGGCGTGATGCTTGTAAGCAAGCGGAACCACTGGGCATAAATTTTGTCGTCGGAGCCTTTGAGGCATCACGGAAGACGAAAGCAGAGGTTGATTGAATCACTTCTTGCAAGTCGTCACCGATGAAACCATGAAACTCGGACAAACGCTCGGCATGTTTCTTTAGAGCAGCCTCCTTCTTCACATCACCCAGCATGGGCCAAGCACGCTTGGACCCTTTCTGAAGTGAGTAGATGAAAGAGACGTCTCTTTTAGCAACTGCACGGGCGCAAAATCTTTTGCACCAACCCACCCAAAGCGGTTTCACGATCCACTCGTCCCTCGCGGGGCGTTGGGGATCTTGAAAGACCTGACAAAGGAGAGTATCGAGCCAGTACTTTAAGAAAGTCTGTTCTCGGTTATCTTCACTAGAAACTTCGATCAGTCTCTGCGCTGTTTTTCGCATAGATTGAACGAATCGATTCAGCTCCTTATCGCTGAACCAGGAGGATTTAAGAGATGAGTTACTTGCTTCGTTCCGGATCGTGTTTTCACACTTCGGCTGCGTCCCACTTTTACTCATGTTATCTCTCAAACTTCTCCTAGCGACAAAGGGCCAAACTAGTGACTCAACAATTTGAACAATGGAAGCCGAAGCTCCCAGTCCTAAACATGATCGTTTAGTGACAGTGAGTACGAGGTTTTCAGCAGATCTTGTTGAGATTTTGTCCATCCGCTTATTCCACATACTAGCAACACCTGTATTGCCAACAGGGCATTC